CTGATTTTCTGTTTCCTTTGAATTTCCCGCTGCATAATCTTGATTCTCTTTCTTGGAGCAGGATTGATGAGATTGGTCGTGCTGGCAAGGCCAAAACCCTCTTTGCGCTGGGTGCTACTAAGAAGGATTACATGAAAAATGGGTTTATTGCCGAATATCAGATTATAGACTTTGACCATGATGATCTTGCTGATGGTAGCGGCAAGGCTCCTATCAGTTGGGATATGGTTGCGCTTTATAAGGATGAGATTTATATGAAGCGCAATAGCGAGTCCTCTTGCTGGGATGAGTGCGATGGACGTACATTCCTGAATGGCGAGTTCTATGAGAATATGTCCGATGAACTTCGTGCTATTGTCAAGCCTGTATGGAAGTTGACCGCTAATAAGAACGGCGAAATTGTTAAGTCCAAGGATTATGTCTGGCTGAAGTCTGAAAAGGAATTGTTTGGACGTACAATTTATTCCAATGATGGTGAAGGTCACTGGTATGCGCTGTTTATGCAGGAGGATTTTCCGTGGTTCAAGTTGAACGGCGACAATGAGCGAGACTGGCAATGGCTGCGCTCTGTGTATGCTGGCCACACGTACTCTTTTTGCTGTGTCTACACTTCTGGAGCGGCGGGTGACTCCTGCTCTGGCTATTCCAGTGGGGTCGCCCCGGCCTTCTGTACCTAAGTTTATCGGTTTATCACCATTATCTTGTCTAAGGCGAAAGCCGGGACAGATAATGAGTGATAAACATTCAAACCAAGTAGAACGAAAGGAAGGTATAAATGAGGGTTTTACTTTTGCTCCGTGGCTCTGCTGGAGTGGGTAAGTCCACTTATATTAAGGAACATGATCTGGAGCAGTATGCGCTTTCTGCCGACAATATCCGTTTGATGTGCCAATCACCCGTTTTGCAAACAGATGGATCGGTAGCAATTAGTCAGACAAATGAAAAGCTGGTATGGAATCTTATGTTCCAGATGCTTGAGGCCAGAATGCAGCGTGGCGAATTTGTGGTGATTGATGCAACCAATTCTAAGACGCAGGACATTAATAGATATAAAGATATGGCAAAGACGTATCGGTATCGTATGTACTGCGTTGATATGACAGGAGTACCCATTGACGAATGTAAGCGGCGTAACAAACTCAGACCGCCTTACAAACAGGTTCCAGATGAAGTAATCGAAAAGATGTATTCCAGATTTGAGACACAGCAAGTTCCAACTGGCGTGACTGTGATTCAGCCTGACGAACTGGATACTATCTGGTATAAACCTGCTAATTTTGATCGCTACAAGCGGATTCATCATATCGGTGATATTCATGGTTGTAATACTGTCCTGCAAGAGTATCTGAAAGATGGTATGCACGATGATGAACTGTATATTTTCTGCGGCGATTATATTGATCGTGGTATCGAAAATGTTGAAGTTATTAAGTTCCTTTTCAATATCATGGATAAGCCGAATGTGATTCTGCTGGAGGGCAATCATGAACGCTGGCTTTGGTATTGGGCGCATGGTGGCACATCTCAGTCTAAAGAATTTGAGAATGTAACACGGCGGCAGCTTGAAGCTGGGGGGTTGGATACTAAGGTTGCTCGAATGTTGTATCGTAAACTTAATCAGTGTGTGTATTATAGGTTTGGTGAAAAGACTGTGCTTGTTACTCATGCTGGTTTGAGTTTGATTCCTGATAATCTGACTAAGGTTGCATCTGAACAGATGATCCGTGGTGTTGGTCGATATGGCGACTATCTTGATGTAGCAGCTACTTTCGATCAGACAATGCCTGAAAATACATATCAAATCTTTGGTCATCGTAATACCGAAGATTCTCCCATTGCAATGTCAGATCGGTGTTTTAATCTGGAGGGAGCGATTGAACAGGGCGGTTGCCTAAGAGCCGTTGTTTTGGATGCAGATGGGTTCCATCCTGTTATGATCCAGAATACCGTATTTCGCCAGCGAGAGGAAGTTGCTCCTGTTGGATATACCGCAGAAGAAAAGAGCGTAATGGATGTTGTCGATAAGCTGCGGCAAAATCGCTACATCTATGAAAAACAGCTTGGTAACATTTCATCCTTTAACTTTACTCGTGATGCTTTTTATGATAAGAAATGGAATGAACAGACTACTAAAGCACGTGGCCTGTTTATTGATACCGCTAATGGCATAGTGGTAGCACGTTCTTATCCTAAGTTCTTCAATGTTAATGAGCGTCCTGAAACCAGATTCGGTATGCTCCAGTATAAGTTGAAGTTCCCTGTAACGGTTTACGTAAAGGAAAATGGATTCCTTGGTATGGTATCTTATAATCCTGAAACGGACGATTTCTTCATTGCAAGCAAGTCAACAACAGAGGGTGATTTTGCGGGTTGGTTGCGGGATATGTTCTTTAAGAATGTAAAAAATCCTGATAAACTGAAAGATTATCTGAAGCGCAAGAATGTAACCCTTGTGTTTGAATGCGTGGATATGGCTAATGATCCGCATATCATTAAGTATGATACTTCTCATCTGTTTTTGTTGGATGTAGTCAAGAATCAGCTTGATTTTGAAAAGTTGCCATATACTCAAGTTGTTGAACTTGGCAATGAATACGGGTTTGAAGTTAAGACAAGGGCAGTTCAGCTTCAAAATTGGCATGAGTTCCGTGATTGGTATAATGATGTACTTGCAGAGGATTATCAGTTCAACGGGCGTATCATTGAAGGCTTTGTAGTAGAAGATAGTGTTGGCTTTATGGTAAAGATTAAACTTGACTATTACAAGCTATGGAAACATATGCGTGGCGTTGCACAATCTGTTTTTAGAAGCGGTTACTATCGGCGTATGGGTTCGTTGCTCACACCGCTCCAAAATCAGTTTTATGGGTTCTGTCAGGAAATTGCAAAGCAAGAAGATCATCCTACTAATATTATTGAACTGCGAGATATTTTTATGTCTCAATATAACCCAAGCAAATAACGATATAATCAATAAGGAGTGATGAATTATAAATCCAGTGTTGTTAAGTACAGGAAATAATAATTGGTCTACTCCCCAATGGTTCTTTAATCGTCTGAATTCAATCTTTGGTTTTACCCTTGATCCATGTGCAGATGATACTAACCACAAATGCGAACAGTATTACACTGTAGAAGATAATGGCCTTACGAAAAATTGGGGGGGCAAACAGTTTTTTGTAATCCTCCGTATGGTCGTAGAACAAAGGATAATCCGGGTCAAGAAGATTGGATTGAAAAATGCTGGAAGGAATGTAAAGAGCATCATATTACAAGTGTGATGCTCATTCCTGCCAGAACAGATACAAAGTCTCAGCATACGTATATTTTCCCAAATGCTAAGTATGTTTGCTTTGTAAAAGGACGATTGAAGTTTGGGGACAAGGATGCAGCACCATTTCCAAGTGAAGTTGTTGTTTTTACAGAGCAAGATTATGATGATGAGATCAAAACTTTATCAGACTTAGGATTTTGGATTAAATTGAAAGAGTAGGTGATAAGTATAAAATATGTTGGCAGCAAATCACGAATTGCCAAGCATATTGTTCCAATTATTCAATCATATATAGATCAAACAAATGCCAGTTTCTATTTAGAACCTTTTGTTGGGGGGGCAAACGTAATTGATAAAATCTCTTGTGACAAAAAGATTGGATATGACATAAATCATTATTTAATTGAACTGTTTAAACATAGAGATTTGATTTGTAAATTGCCCGATGAAATTACAAAAGAGGAATATGATGCAGTACGAAAATCTTTTCAAACTGGAGATGGTAAATATCCAGATTGGTATATTGGTGCAGTAGGATTTCTTGCATCTTATAACGGAAAGTTCTTTGGCGGTAGGGCTGGCATTGTTAAAACAAAAATTGGGACAATACGTAATTATTATGATGAAGCAAAGCGTAACCTTTTATCGCAACTTCCGCAGTTGAATGATGTGATATTTGGTGAGTCCGATTATAGGCAGCTTGATATGTCACAGTTTAAACATGGTGTTATTTATTGTGATATTCCTTACAAAAATACGACAGGGTATCAAGATAGCTTTAATCACGTTGAGTTTTGGCAATGGGCTGAAGAATGTTCCAAAGAAAACATAGTTTTGGTATCAGAACAAGTTGCTCCTGATGAGTGGAGGTCTGTATGGGCAAAACCAGTAAAAAGAACGCTGGACAATGCTTCACGGATCGACATTACAGAACAACTATACATATTTTCAAATAACGGTATAATCAACACAGAAAGGACGATGTTATGACTTCTACACTTCGCATTAAGAATTTGGCAATTCTTGTTATTTGTGCTGCTATTGTAGCCTGTGTGCTGGCCTGTTGCTCACCTCATCCTGAACTTGTTCCAGTATTTTAGTATGGAGGCTGGCATGAACAAAATTTCCCAAACTTGGGGGGCAAGCAGAACCATTTGAAAACGGTAAGCTGAGAGACAATGTTATTTTCAATGCTGATTGTATTGATGGTATGTCGCATATGCCAGCTAAATCAGTAGATTTGATTGTAACTGATCCTCCGTACCTCATTAACTATAAAAGTAATCGGCGTGTAGTCAAAGAAAAATTTGATAGAATTCAGAATGATAAAAATGCAGAGCGGATCATTCAGGATGCGTTAAGTGAATATTATCGTATTCTCAAAGATGATTCTGCGATCTATATGTTTTGTAGTTGGCATCATATTGAATTCTTTAAGACGGAATTTGAGAAGTATTTCAATCTAAAAAATATTTTGATATGGAACAAAAACAATCATGGTAGCGGCGATTTGCGTGGATCGTATGCGCCAAAGTATGAAATGGTTTTATTCGGTCATAAGGGCAGAGCATTGTTCCAAGAGAAGCGAGTAGCCGATGTTATTGATTGTGCAAAGGTTTCTTCCTCAAAGCTGGTGCATCCAACTGAAAAGCCAACAGATTTGTTGGAGTTGTTTATCAAAAACAATAGTAAACCGAATGATATTGTTTTTGATGGATTCATTGGCGGCGGTTCAACTGCATTAGCAGCATTACATACAGGGCGAAAATTTATCGGCTATGAATTGGATGAGAAATATTATCAGATTGCTTGTCAGCGAGTAGATCAAGAAATGAAAGGGTGTTGAAATGCAACCTGTTTATCCTGAGTTTATTAAGTTCTTAGATAGTCATGGTTGCGATACAAGTTGGTATCAGGAAGGTATATTCTGGTTAGACAACAATATTATCAAAGCCTTTATAGTGGGGGGGGGGGCAAATCGTTTGTCTATTTAGAATTACTGTTGATGATAATTTGAATTTATCCTTGAAGAAACATAGAACAAATAAAGGATATGCAGAGTTTGAGTCGTGGAATGAAACCATTTGTCGCAATCAAGAGCATTTGAAAGAAATCGAGCATGAGAGTCTTTCATTATTACAAGAGCATTGTATAAGTGCAGATAGAAAGATTGTCAATACAAATTCCACTGGCAAGGACAGTATGGTAGTACACCATTTGGTAAAGAAGGCTGGTGTAAGTTGCGAGACTTATTTCAATGTTACAACACTTGATGTAGCAGAAAGCAATCAAATGGCAAAAAGAAATGGTTTCAAGCATATTTATCCTGATCCGCAGCATGGAGGTTTTTACAAGTATGTTCATGATAGTGGGATTATTCCAACAAGATTTGCACGATTTTGTTGTACATACTTTAAAGAAAAACCAACCGTAGATTATTTCCCCGCAGATGATAAATTGTTATTCCTATTCGGTATCCGTAATGAGGAAAGCAGCCAGCGGTCAAATTATGATGACGTTACTAAAAATCCTATGTGGGGTGATCGAGATTGGATTGGTGTTCTTCCTATTCGTAAGTGGACTGAGTTAGACATTTGGCTTTATATACTTTCCGAAGGCATTGAGGTCAATCCAAAATATAAATATGGCTACACAAGAGTTGGTTGCGGTATTGCCTGTCCTTACTACACGAAATACACTTGGGTTCTTGATAAGTTTTGGTATCCATATCTTTATAATCGCTGGAGAGATATTCTAAAGCAAGACTTTATAGAGAAAAACAAGTGGCTCATTATGAACTGCACTATTGATGAGTATATCATTAAAGCATGGACTGGTGGAGTATATCGTAAAGAGCCAACAGATGAAGTTGTTCAAGAATACGCAAAGTATACTGGGTTAGATGAAGATGTGGCAAAGAAGTATTTTAACAGATATTGTGAAAATGGATGTTTGAATACCAGAGGCCAACCGCTCAAACTTAAAGATAAGAATACTCTTGCAATGAATATGAAAATATTTGGTAGAGATATTCAGAAGTTCAAATGCAAAAAATGCTTAATAAAAGAATTTGGTTGGAGCAAAGAACAATGGGATCAGCAAGTACAAAGTTTTAAAGAACAAGGTTGTAAATTATTTTGACGGAGGTTGTATGTTCGGCAAGAAACAGCGGCAGATTTTTGAATTACAAAATCGTGTTAGAGAGTTAGAAAATATTCTTTGTCCGTTTAATCAGCATGATTTTGTTGAAATAAATAGAGTATATGATGGCGGTGATCCGATTTATTCAGGAGAAGAATGGATTGTATCATGTGAATGCAAAAGGTGTCATAAAAAGATTGTTAAAACAGAAATTTAAGGAGTGATGTAATGAAAATTTATTATGCTCATCACGTTTGGAAGTATGGTACGCCGATTGAGGATTATGAACTTGAATGTATCGAAAAGAAATTCGATTCTGCCGAGATTATCAATCCTCGTACATCATTGCCACAAGATAGGCCGGAGTCGGTAATTTTGCAATCAGCATACGATACAATTAAGGGCTGTGATGCGCTGGTATTTTCAACGGTGTCTGGCATGATTGGGCATGGAGTTTTTAATGAGATTACTGTAGCTGTTAATCATGGTATTCCGATTTATCAGCTTGAAGGTAATGATTGCTATAAAATTGCTAATGCAGATTTAAAGGATATTATCTTTCGTGGTGATAATCGAGTTTACGCACTTGTTCATACCCCGCACGAATATCAGGAGAATACGGATTGGTGAACAATGGGACTAAAAGTATTATCAATCTGTGGCGGGTTAGAAACTGGTTTACTCGCTTTAAAGGAGTTAGGGATACCAGTTGATGAATACCATACATATGAAATTTATGCTCCAGCAATCGAGTTAAGCAAGCGGCATTTCCCGGAAGTACAGCATCATGGAGATGTAATAGGTGCAGACTTCTCGCAGTTCAAAGGTTTTGATCTGGTAATTGCGGGAACGTGTTGCCAGAGCCTATCAAAACTTCGGCAAGAGAATAAAGATGTTTGTTCTGGCCTTAAAGGTAAGTCTGGTATCTTCTTTGAGTATGCCAGAGCAGTTCAGGAAATAAAGCCCAAATGGTATATGCTTGAAAATGTTGTGCCTAAGAACAAGGCCGATCAAGATACCATTACGGCAACCTTGGGGGGGGCAGACCCTATACTTATCGACAGTGCTTTATTTTCAGCACAAGAGAGAAAACGTCTGTATTGGAGCAATATTCCTATTGCTGCCTTACCTGAATCTAATTCGCTTGTTCTTCATGATATTATGATAGATGATGCACCAGAAAAGGATTATTACAATAAACCATATATCTTTAATGGTAAAGACAAACGTGTGATTGCAACTATTCAAGATAATTGGTTAGACATAATGAAGCGTGTGTATAATCCAGATTTCAAATGTGCTACTTTAACTTGTGTTAGTGGCGGTCATCAAGAAAAGAAAGTTTGGGATCGAGGCCGTATCCGAAAACTTTCTCCTGTTGAATATGAGCGATTACAAACGCTGCCAGATGGATTTACTGAAGGATATTCTGACAATGTTCGTAGAACGCTTTGTGGTAACGGCTGGACGAAAGAGGTTATAAAGCATATTTTTAAAGGCTTATAACGATATATTCAATAACAAAGAAAGAAGGTAATGTATGGCAAAGGTTTTAGAGTTAGAAAGTGGTGTCGATCCTATTCCTACCGAAGCAGAGCAAGACAAGATGACAGATACAGAAAAGGTAATCCAAAGTTTGATGCGTAAGTCCTATACGCTGGGTGTCCAGTCTGGTATTCGTACTATGTGTGTTACTGTGCTATCACAGTTGAACCAGACAAAGAAAATGAATCCTCAGAAACAGTTGAATCTTTTGAAGCAGATGTGTATGAGGAATATTGAAAACCAGAATAAGGCTGCGCAAAACACAGAGAATCCTACAACTGAAACTACTACAAATAACTAAAAAGGAGAATGAAAATAATGTTTAGTCGTGATATTTTGACCGTCAAAGAGGCTCAGTTGAACGCCCTTGTCGCGGAATCGGGGGGGCAGTATCTTTAATTACAAGTACGATTGATCGTTTGGAGGCTATCAATAGCAAGATTACTGATACACGTCAGGAGATTGCTACTTATCAGTCTGAGTTGAATCGAATTGATGGTTCAATGGAGCAGCAGTTTGGTCATAACGCAAAGATCATTGGCAAATTTAAGAGTTTTCTGGAGGACTAATGAAAGAATGTTTTGAAAATGAAATTAGCTGGATTCATTCAAAAAGTATTCAGCAGTTTGCAAGGTACTGTGTAGATAATCTTCCCGATTATTTCTTTACGGTTCCTGCTTCATCCAGCGGCAAGTATCATCCGTCCTATGCTCTTGGTGATGGTGGCCTTGTACGCCATACTAAAGCAGCGGTGGCAGTTGCGCATGAATTGTTTAACCTTGAAATGTTCCAGAAGCAGTTTTCAGAGACAGAGCAGGATTTAATTCTGTTGAGTCTGATCCTGCATGATGGAAAGAAACAGGGTGGCGGCAATGACAAGCATACTGTATTTGAACATCCTTTGTATGCTGCTGACTTTGTAAAGGAATGTAATTTTGAATGTTCTAAGCTAACTGATGAGCAAGAGCAGATTGTACGTAATGCTATTTCTTCACATATGGGTCAATGGAATACAGCACGAAATTCCAGAACTGTATTACCTAAACCCGCAGATAAGATTCAAAAGTTTGTACATATGTGTGATTATCTTGCGTCACGTAAATTCTTAGAAGTCAATTTTGATGCAATAAGTTATTAAAAAGGAGAGATGTAGATGAGTTATCAGGCAAGATTTAATTTTGTTGGCACACCTGTTATTCCCAAGCAGAAGGCAGATACTAAGCGTCCTTTCTGCAAGGAGATGACTAAGAAGGATGATAAGGGCAAGAAGCGTGAAATGCTGTCTATGACGTTCGGTGTCAAGGAAAGCGATTCTAACATGGCTTTCGTGGAGGCTTTTGACAGTAAGCAGGACGTTATTAAGACAATGAATACCGATAACGAGAAGCTGGATGTTAATTGGGATGATCGCTTTGATGAAGATATTGTTTCTCAGGTTGCCAGTTATCGAAAGTATATTGTTGATCTTGGTGAGGATCATGGTGGGCGACAGGAATTTATTACCGTCTATGACATGATTAAGCACTTGCAGGAGCATCTTCCCAATTATGAGGGGCGTGTGGTTGTTACAGGCCAGTTTACCCGTGATTGGTATGCAAAGAAGAAGATGTATTTCAGTAAGTTCCGTATCCAGAATGTCTTTGCTGCCCCGGAAGAGCGCAAGAGTCGGTTGATGATTACTGCCGATCTGTTCTATAACAAGGATAGCTTTGACGATTCTGATTTTGATGAGAATAAGAAGATTACGCTGGATTGTTATATTGAGCAGTATATCAACAAGGATGAGGGACGCAAGTATGTTCCCATTCAGGTTGTGTTCTCTGGTGCAAAGTATGACATGGAGAATGAGCGTCATAAGAAGCTGCTTAACTATAAGCTGAAGTATATCAAGGTTAAGGGCAAGGCTATGGTTCATATTCCGTGGGAAATGGTTCTGCTGCGTGGTGCTGAAGAGGCAGACTTTGATGAGTCTATGTTGACCGATGCACAGAAGGAACAGATTGAACTTGGCATTAAGACACTGGATGATTTCAAGCCCAAGGGCAATATCTATGGAGATCGTATTGACGAGTTCCGTTTGTTTGATCCGAAGCTGGAGGGTGATTTCGCTGACGGCTTGCTTGAGGCCGAGGACAAGAGCGATGAGTTTGAGGAAAGAATTTATCAGCCGCCGCAGGATGAAACACTGGACGAGGCCAAAAACAGTTCAAAGAATGGAAAGAAGTCTAATAAGGACGATGAGCCGCCGTTCGATGAGGACGAAAAGAAGGATGACGGCGTTGATGAAGATGACTTGTTTTAATTGAAAGGAGTGATGTGTAATGGCAAGAAAGTTTGGTAAGAAGCGTGAGATTTGCATTGATCCTCTGGCATATAACATTGGTCTGATTGGCGAAAGCGGTATCGGCAAGTCCACTGTTATCAAGGAAGTTTGTGAGAAGCTGGCTGGCGATGAGGGCTATATTGCTCTCGACATTGGCAAGGAAGATGGTCATGATGCTATCAATGGTATTGTGTCTGAAAAGATTCCTGATTGGTCTGCGTTTAAGGAGTTCTGTGATGATGTAATCGAAAACAAGCTGACTGATTATAAGGAACTGCGTGTTATTGTTCTTGATACATTTGATCAGTTGCTTGAGATTGCAGAGCCAGAGGTTATTCGGATGCACAATCGGGCAAATCCTGATAAGCCTAAGATTAGTTCTATTAAGGCTGCATTTGGCGGGTTCATGGCTGGTGAAGATAAGGCCATTCAGATTGTTCTTGATAAGCTGTGGGAACTGAAAAGTGTCGGCGTTTCCTTTATTGCTATTGGACATACAAAGAAGAAGGATGTAGATGATCCTATTACTGGCGAGTCTTATTCCATTCTGACTACCAATATGAGTCAGCGGTATTTCAATGCGCTCAAGACTAAGCTACATTTCCTTGGAGTTGCGTACATTGATCGTGAGATTGTTAAGCAGAAAACAGGCAAGAAGAATGTGGTTACTAAGCAGGAGGAAGTTAAGGGCAAAGTCATGAGCGAGTCCCGCCGTATTTCCTTCCGTGATGATAACTATAGTGTCGATTCTAAGTCTCGTTTTGCTGACATTGTGGATCAGATTCCTCTTGATTCTGATGCTCTTATTAAGGCTTTGACGGATGCTATTCTTGCCGAGCATAGCAAGGGTGACAAGACCGTTGAACAGTCTAAGAAGGAACTGGAGGCCGCTCGTAAGGCAAAGGAGGCCGAGGTTGCTGAAAAGCTGGAGCAGGATGCAAAGAACAAGATTGACGAGGAACGCAATGCAGAACTTATGAGTGTGATCCAGAATAAGTTCTCTGATGCTGCCGCTGCCACTAAGAAAAAGGTAAAGGCAATTATGGCTGAGAATAACATTCCGAATTTCAAGAATTCTGATGATATTCCTACTGCCATTCTGGAGAGCATTGTTGAGGTTCTGAATCAGGCAGAGTAATAGGAGGTACTTATGGCGAGGCCATGCAAATGTGCTATCACAGGTGAAAAAGGAACTACTGATACATTTGTAAAGATCAATGGAAAGTATTATAAAAGCCAAGAAATTTATGATGCTGACCAAAAGAGCAAGGCCAAGCGCAAAGAACTGATTGACTATGTTTGTCGGGAGTTTTTAAGGTATGGAAATAGGCAACCATTTCCTACCTCCCTCCCCAAAAAGTTAAATGAACTATCATTTTATGATGATGATGTGATTTTAGAAACTTTCAAACGATGTGCCTCTGATATTCATTATCAGATAGAACATAAGCAGTTCTCCGCTGAATACAACAAAATAGCATATATGTTTGCGATTATCAAAAGTTCTATTGCAGATGTAAATGCAGAGTTCCAACGCAAAAAGAAACAAGAGAATATAACAAAATCAACTGAAATTGAATGTGGCGATTTATCCAGCATTGGGACAAAAACCCGTGGAAAGGATATTAGTAGCTTTCTCAACGATGATGAGTTTTAAGGAGGGTGATTGGCATAGATTTAAAAAAGTATCCTGAAGAACTGATTAAAGGTCGAGATAGCGCAGAAGCTACATTCGTTTTCTGTTTATGGAAACAACCTGATTTGTATGACGATTTTCAGCGTGTTAATGCAAATGAAGATCAGACATTGAAAACAGATGATGGTGTTTTCTACTTTTCGCTTGGTCGCCAGATGTTTAATCAAGGCTTTAAGTCTTTTGATAATGTTACTATTTATACTTTTCTGGAGGGCAAACCGACAGTCAAAAAGCATTTTGATGAACTTGGTGGCTATGCAACAGTAAGTGAACTTTGTTCCTTGGTAAATCCAGAAAATGTTGATGCTTATTATGACAAGGTTGCAAAGATGAATACTTTG